TTGTGCTCCTGTCGTCGGATGAAATAGCTTAACATCAATCTTTGAATTTGTGTCTGGCGTAAACGATTCAGAGTTCTCAACATATACACGAATTGGGTCTAATCCATTTGTGATTTCAGGTTTAGAAACATTAGTTTGCTGATGAAATTTTTCATTGAACATTCCAATAATTGGGTCCGGAATTTGGGGGCTGGTTTCTGCAAGGCGTTCGAGTTGTTCTCGAATAATCTTAAGCATGTCCTTTGCCTTCATACGTTCCTTACGGGGTAAGCTCAGCTCAATAACAATAAACTTATGAATTTTTGCATATGTCATTGATGAAATCTTATGACCTTCTGAGCGTTTGGCAAATCCAAAATAATTTGAAATAGTGTTCATCACCCCAACGCTCAAGCTAATCAAACCAATAACAATGCTGGCAGCCTGTGATTGACCAAATAATGATTGTGATGCAATAGACCCGGTTCCAGCAATTGTAGATAAAACAATTACTGGAAGAGCAATATTGGTATCATATCTAGTTACCATTCCTTGTGATTTGTTATGAAGCCATGCATAGCAGAGGGCGCGCTCTCCTTCTTGGGACAAAATTTCCTCCAGCTGTTGGTTCCAATGAATTTCCTCCGTCTGTTCCATGCCTTTGTTTTCTACATAAGTGAATAATGGTGTGGTCATTAGAAGATAATCCTTTAAACCACCGCGAAGTTGAAATTTACAAGTATCTTAAAAGAACATCTGACAATGCAAAATTTGCGCAGACCGTTTCCAGATTTGTTGACTTGCGCGAATATCTAGATACCCATACTTTTGAAAGTGCTGCCGAATTACGTAAGAACATTGTATCGCACGGTGTTCCTATCTTCTCAAACCCGGAATCCGAACAGCTATTTAAACTTACAGCAAAGACAGGCGGCGGTCCTGATGTTGATTTGATTGATAACGTTGTCAGACAGTGGTTGAGCTTTTTATATGAGTGGCAGCCGGCATTCTTAAAAGATGGTGTCGATATTGTGAGCCCCTTTGTTTTTATCGCGGCCACGTTGGAAAGATTACCGGTTGTTGGGCCAATGTATACTATTGCTTTGAATTCTATTACAGCGACATTACCAGTAATTGCAGCGTCAATTGAAAACATTACTCCAGAACTTATTGGGTTTCTTCCAATTCCAGAAGCAGGGCCCGTTGGAAACATCATAGGATGGATGATTGCATCGCAGTTTGTTATTCTTGCTATGTTAATCAATATTTCCCGTGAACATTTTGGTCAGGCATTTATCATTTCATTCTTATCTATCCCATTTCTCGGGACAAGCTTGTACAATGCTGCACTTTCCGGTGAAAAATTCTTAAAGAAGTCGGTATCAGAACGTAGCAGGTTGATTGATTCAACAGAGACACTTTTTGGTAAGCCTACCGCTGCAGTTGTTGATGCAGTTGTTCCGGACCCTTTAGCAACTGGCGATGAACCAAAACGCGACCTGCCAAGCCTAAAAAGCCTTGGGTTACCGACTTTACATGACATTGCTGACCGGATTGAAGGTCCAGAGGGAGGCAAACGACTTTCAAGTCGCGGGCATAGCAAAGGTAAATGGCGGACCCAGAGGAAATTAAGGTAACTATTCGTTCATGGGTCGCTCTTGATGATGAATCTCGCCAACTACAAGCACGTCAGAAGGCAATCCGCGAGGAAAAAGCTCGTCTATCAGAGAACATTCTAAGATTTATGCGTAACAATGAAGTAGACAACTTTACACTGGAAGGTAATGGGCTTGGTACTATTTCCCGGACCATGCGTACATCTCGTCCACCTCTGCGTCGCGATATTATTCGTACTCAGCTTCTTCTTCAATTTTCTGACCAACCGCAGCGTGTAGCAGAGGCATTGCGTGCAATTGAAGGAATCCCGGAAGGTGATGATATGTCTGTCGGAGGAACTCAGCGCGAACTTCTATCACGTCGTCTACCTAGAAAGAATACAACAATTAACCTGTCTTAAGTTTATTTAAAGCATCTTGTGCGGCAAGTTGTTCTCCTTGCTTCTTAGTTGTTCCGGTTCCAATTCCAAGATGTGTTCCTCTTCCATCAATTGCTGCCATCATATATCCATTATTTGATGATAGCATGACATAGGTTGGTGTATAATGAAATTTAGTCTGGCAAAACTTTTGTAGTTGGTCTTTGAAGTTCGTATCATTGCGTAGAATGCCCGGGATGTCAATGTGTGTCTCAATAAGAGAAACTACAAAAGCATAAATGATTTGAAAGTCATACCCACAATCAGTCCACAATGCACCAATAAATGCCTCTAAGATGTCACCAAGCTTTTTGACATTATATCGGCCATTACACGCATCTTCATTGTGTTTGGAAATAATGTAAAATTCATTAAGGCGAATTTTCTTAGTCAATTCACCTAGCATATTGTTGCATACAATCTCTTTACGCAAGTTGGTGAGGAATCCCTCTTGCTGTGTAGGAAACCGGATTGAAAGGTATGTAGCAGTAGCAGCTCCCAGAATTGAATCTCCAAGATGTTCAAGACGTTCATATGATTCTGGAAATAACTCAAGACAGTCCGTGGGTCTTTCTGCTAGCTGGGCCGTATCTCCTTGTGGAGTTGTATATTCTGCTCTTTTCACATATGATGAGTGTACCATCGCATTCTGAAAGATAGTCAAGTTTTTTACAGTATATTCACACTCATGCTTATGCAAAATCGAATGTATATCCTTCTGGGTAAACATACGATTCCGAGGGTTGTAAGGATTGTATACTGGGACTTCCATTGCTTTTGTAGTTATCTCGAAGCATATAGCTAAGTCCGTTTTCGTGACCGTTGGTTCTCGACCAGAGGGAGAAGGGAACCAGTTTTCGTGACTAAAAATGCCTTTCGGCTATATTACTCCTGCTCACCGCCGCCAACACGCTCGATGTCGAACGTGTTCTTGAGGAGTGTAGGAGTGTGTGCATTGTGGATGTACGCGTAGCATACTTCACCGGCCTGCTGGCCTAGGTGCAGATGTAGGTACTCGCGGAGCTTGGTCTTGGAAAGAGACCAAGATGCGTTCCACGTCTGTGGCTTTTTGATGCGAATCTTTGAGCCGTCATGGCTCACTGCCAACTCGCTGACAGACGCAAATGCGGGCTGCCGTACGATTTGGATGATGCGGTCTGCCACTGCACTGCGCTCGTCGCGCAGGCGGTATACCTCTGTGTTGAGGTTGCGGAGCCGGTCATCGACCCGCGTATACTGCATCACTTCCTCGCGGAGGTTGGCGACATCTTCCCGGTTAGGTTGAGCCATCTTTTTATAGATTACTGACCACCAAAGAAAAAATCCGTTTTTAAGCGGATACTCGAGTGGGCCACAACTTTATCCGCCAAATAACTAATCTCCGACGGAGCTTTCCTTTTCAGTAGAGTTACCAATTCACACTGAAAGAACCTTGAAGCGCTTCTTATTAATTATTTTGACAGAACCGTTACAGTCCTACGAGCCGTTTTCCTGTAAGAATAGAATCCGTTTTAAATACAAATGTTCGGAGAAGATGAAATTAAACACCTAAGAACGGTCTATAATTCTGAACACTCAAAGGAGGCTCCTATCCCGGATGGAACAGCAGAAGAAATCTGGAAACGTTTGCAAGACAGATTTCATTCCAAATGTATTTCTGGTCGTACAGAATGCATCATTTCCCACATGCTAAATCGTCCAAAGGCTCCGGATGCATGGATTACAAATCCTACTGATTGGTTGTCTTCTATAGACATTGAACGAGCAGAGAAAGCATACGAAAAACTATTCAAGAACTATGTATTCTTGGGGTGTCTTCCTATCGACTTTGACTTAAAGTCTAAAACAGGACAATGTCTAGTTGATGCCTTGTGTTCGATTGATATCAAAAGTCTATACCGCAAAGGAAAATCTCAAATTGGTATTGTATTCAACACAGATGTCCATACTGGTCCGGGACAGCATTGGATAGCCTTATTCTGCGATATCAGACCAGAACTCGAGCAACCGCGCATAACATACTTTGATTCATATTCCCGGAAACCAGAGAAATCTATTCAGAAGTTGATGAAGAGATGGAAGGATTCATGGGAGACAACTAATGTTCACGACAAGCCCATGTTGACAACATACAATAAGACCCGGCACCAGTTCAAGGATTCAGAATGTGGAATTTATTCACTATACTTTCACTACTCCTGCTTGAATGAGATTCCTATGGACCATAAAATCCCAGACGATGTCATCCATGTATTTCGTAGACTTCTTTTTAAAGAGGATGACATCCCGGACGATAATAACATGAATGTATTCCGTAGGCTTCTTTTTAAAAAGGATAAATAATAAGATGGAAGGTATTCTAACATATTTCAGAGAGAACACCGGAATGATTCTAATTATGGCCGTGGGACTGATTGTTATCTTTGCTTGTGCCGGAGCTATATGGGCAGCTGTTCGTGGAAACCCGGCATCTGTCATGATAATTGGTAAGAATAATCACAGCGCATATGGACGTGTTATGAACTTAGCTCCTCTCGGAGCATCAAAGGATAATACACGTCTATGTGATTACTATATTGCATCTTCAGCCTATTCAGTATTTCCTGGAGCAGCTTCTAGCGATTACATTTCAGACCAAATGATTCCTCTGGTTATTAAAGATGGTGCTCGTTTAATCGAACTAGATGTTTATGCGGGCGATAACGATATCCCGGTAGTTGGCTTAAAGAACGAAGCACTCGGATACGATTACGCATACAACTCAGTAACATTTGATGCATGTTGTGTAGCAATAGCTAATTCTGCTTTTAACCCAACTGAAAGCAAGGTATCTAGTGACCCATTCGTTCTGAGTTTAGTGTTTCATACCGATAAAAGAAATGTCATTGATGCAGCTGCTGAAATCCTGAAGAATACTTGCAGACGTTATATGCTTGGTCTTGAATATTCGTACAACAACAAGAATGTTGCTCAGGAACCTATCATTAACCTAATGGGTAAGCTAATTATTGTATCCGGGGCTAGTGTGAAGGGAACAAATATGGAGGAACTTGTAAATCTATCGTGGGCAACATCTAATTTGCGTAGATTGACCTATATGCAAGCTTCGCAACCCTATGACCATGATGAACTCATCAACTCTAATCGCACAAATATTACCATGGTTGTGCCTAGTGCAATTCCAGATTTGAAGAACAATAATCCGACCATCTTATTCAGCTATGGATGTCAGTGGAATCTAATGAACTATGGCTCAATAGATGCTATGCAAGAGATATATATTGGCAAGTTTCAAGACGCAAGTTTGGTCATGAAGCCTGAAGAGTTACGATACAAGCCGGTTGAAGCAAAGACACCTGTCTTGCCCGACCCTGCTACACATTCATTCCAGCCTATGGCTCATACTTCTCCAATTTATGATTCCAACCCGGCTACTGGGGATAAGTCAATCGTTATTTAAGAAAAAGCTTAGCCTGTTCTCTATACCATTTCTTTTGTGATTGAGTTTTGGCTTTACTCAGCGACTGATTAAAATAGTTCCTGCTCATATAAGAATTGAATTGTTTTTCTTCGTCTGGTGTCCATGTAGAAGGATGTTTTGCATTGATAATCTTAAATCTGTCTTTTTCTTCCGGAGTAATTTTTTTACGAATAGTTTTCTTCCTCCCCATTATTATCTTCTGCGTTATTTAATAAAATGCCAAACAAGTGGTTAGCTCACATCAAGAAGACAATGCGAAAGATGAAGGCCACGGGCAAGTATGTTGCTGGTAAGGGTCTTGGCCAAGTTATTAAGGCTGCCAAGCTCACATGGCACAAGGCTAAGAAGGGTGGTGGTAGTTGTGATGGCATGAGTGGTGGTGGGGATTCTGATGAGGAGAAGCCGGCAGCTGTCGCAACAACTGGTGCTGAGGTAGAGCCCGCTGCGCCCGCAGCTGATGCTATGGGAGGCAAGCGTCGTCGCAAGACTCGTCGTCGTCGCGCCAGCCGTCGCCGTTAGAAAAAATGAGTATAACTAACATATAAAGACAAATGGGTGGCGGTTTACTTCAACTCGTTGCTTATGGCGCTCAGGATGCATATATTTCAGGGAACCCGCAGATTACCTTTTGGAAGGGACTTTTCAAGCGCCACACAAACTTTGCTATGGAGCCATTCCGTATCAACTTTTCTGGCCAAGTCCAGTGGGGTACTAAGCAGACAGCCCTCATAGGACGTCATGCGGACCTTCTGTACTCAACGTATGTCGAGGTCACGCTGCCACAGACTTTAGTAGATGGTAGAACTCAATTTGAATGGAATAACGAAGCCAATGCCCTTGGCTACAACTTAATCAAGCATGTTGAGATTGATATTGGTGGTCAGGTTGTTGACCGCATGTACTCCGAGTTCATGTTCCTGTGGGGTAACCTTTCACAAGATTTTACTCAAGCTATGAAGCTTTCTAGTCTTCTGTCTGGGCCATGCCTTGATACCGGAGCATCCTTCCTTACATACGGAACTGCATGTGCTCCTGATGGTCGCCAGCAGAAGATGAACGTCCTGTACATTCCTCTTCCCTTCTTCTTTACT